CTACGACCGTTGCAGTCGCAGGATCGCATCTGTTAGCGCTCGTGCATTTGTGTCCAAGGTTTCCAAAGCCATGACTGCGTTCAGGGCGGCCTCCTCTAAGCCATTCTCTGAAAACCATTTCGTGACCTCATCTAATGCCGCACGGATAGCATGCTGGTTGTGCACGATCAGTGTCAGAGCATCTGCCGTGGCGATGTTGGAGTCCGAGTTTTCAGGCATGGGATCCGTCCTGGAGTTAGAGGTTTCAAAAGCCTAGTTCATGCGACCGATCGTGACTGACCACTTTTGGCCGATTCCTGCCGGCCATAGTCGGTACCGGCGCCCATAAGCGATTGATTAAAATGAAATCAAAGATTCGCGAACCAGTAGGTGACCGGCTTCTAAACTGTGCTCGAAGGGCATCTCTGAAAAAATTCATAAGATGAGGAATCGCCCTATCTGCGGCTATGACTTTCTAACCGAGAAACATCGGAACGCTTAAAGTTCAACGAATCTCGATTTCTTCCACGCCCGCGTCGGTTAACAGTTGATACAACTCGGAAACACGATTACGGTTTCCTCTGCCCGCGCAGAAAAGGAAGATTGCTCGCTGCTTAGCTCTCGAAAGCGCAACGAAGAATGTTGCTATGCCTTCCGGGTTTCGTGGCGTATGACTCCACCATGATTGATCGTCGAGTCCGATGAAAAATACGGTGTCGAACTCGAGTCCCTTGCTCTTATGTACAGTCATCATTGAAATGTCGTACGTACCTATGAACCGATCTATACAGCTCGACCAGGTCGCAGTCTCAGAGGCTGCCTGTTGGAGGTGTAGTGAAAACGCTTCCACCATAATATCGAGAAGGTCGTTGCGGGTGTATGCGGCGTAGGTGGTCGACATTGACGTAACATCCAAGAACGCAAAAATACGATCCGCAATTTCCGATGCCAACTCGACCGTAGGCATACGAGGACGGATATCTTGCCCGAGTGCATCCAGGAAGCTCTGTATATCCTGATCAACTCGGTACCGTCGCAGCTCGTCGTCCTCGTCGACTCCACGAATAGAATAAACAGCTGACGACAAAGTCGACCATGCCACCGCATTGCGTTGACCGCTGGCCAGCCTTAGCGCTGCCAGAGCTATGGCAACAGCCTCATCCACCATTAAATCTTGGACATTGGTTCGGCCTATAGTCTTGCTCTCATTACGGATGCTCAATCCTGCGGCAGTAAATATCGGCTGCAGTTCCTCCTCAAACTGATCGGGGCGCTGACGCACTAGGAGCACATAGTCGCTAGGTTGCTTCTGACGTGCTGCCATGTCCGCCGCTATCCATTGCGCCAGCCTCTGCCCCTCTATAGCCGTCGAGCGAGATCTCCATACCTGAACTACATCCCTATCCAACTGGCCCTCAGTCTGTGACTGGATCTGTGGGGATTGCGGATCCAGGGCCTGCGCCACGAAATGCTGAACGCGCACTAGCTCTGGTGAAGATCTGAAGTTGAAAAGCAGGTTAACCCGCTGAGCCGCAAAATCTACCTCAAATTGCTCAAAGGCATCATTACGCGCGCCGGCCCAGCCCATGATCCGCTGCTTGTGATCCCCTACCGCTGTGACGACAGTTCCCGCTTGACCAAAAGTGGAAAGTAGAAAGTCGTATTGAGCGAACGATGTATCTTGGAACTCGTCCACAAACACGTAGGGATAGGTCATACGTAGGGCGCGCGCAATCTTGGGATTCGCTCGAATGATCAGCTCAGCCAGCCGGTTTAATGTTACGAACGAAAGCCTGGACACATTAGCGCCGAATAGCTGTTGTCGCAGCCACTGATGGATCGCTAACTGCTCGGCTGTAGTGGGTTGCTGGAGCGCATCCTCTTCTAGGCGACTGCCACCTATCGTCTCTGCCTCAAATCGCTCAACGGATAACTGTGCGATCCTCGCTTGCCACTCCGGTCGCGCCATAAATTGAATGCGACTCAACTCGTCCTGCACTATTCGTCGGTTGGGGAAACTAATCTCATAAGGGCGCGTGGGACGCCAATGCTCTGGAATCGCCGCCTGGAAGCGATCAACGAGACTTTTGGTGAAAGCGTCAAATGTGAGGGAGCTGAACCGCGCAGCCAATTCGGGAGGGCAGCGCTTGCGAACACGAGCCGCGAGATTGGCGGCTGCATCAGTTTTGAACGAGATGGCGAGAATCTGCTGTGGTGCTTTGCACAACCCCGTCTCTAAAAGGTAAGCCGCACGCTGTGCCAAAAATTCAGACTTTCCGGCACCGGGACCTGCGACCACAGATGTCGACTCTATGCGACGCAGGGCTGTCCACGCATTGGGCTCTAGGTTAGGTATGCCTCGTGGTTGCCATTCTTCAGGGGTAACGGGTCTCCAGCTCATTGCTGCTCAGCCTGCTCTAAAGTAGCGCGAACTCTTGTCAACAGACGCCGTATAGGCTCTGGCACTGCTGCCACTAAATCTTCGGGGGGTATTTGGCTCAAGACCCTCACGTGGGTGCTGGGCTTGCCACGCCCCAAGAAAAGATATCGATACCACCTCAGGTCGTCGTCTTCCGCAACTGCATAGAAGGCTGGAGAGCCTTCTGCGCCGAGAACCGCGTCCCGAGGCTCCCCCGCTTGGGCTGGCCCACGCATTCCCTGCTCGAGAACCCGATAAGCTCTCGGATAGGCCTTGAGCATGGTGTAATCCAAGTCGAGCGGGTCGGAAAAAAACACTTGAAATTGCTCAAGCCAACCGGTCCATTGGCGCAAAACCACAAGATCAACAGCAGGATGGTTCGATATCGCAGCTAGGTTTTCAGCCGGACCACCCGCACGCAAAGTATTTGCGAAGAGCTGCTGCGGCGTGACACCGATACTCAGCAGTTGCTCACATGTAGTTTTAATACGTCCGAAGCCTCCACCGCTGCGTCCCCAATCCAGATCCAGCAATGTCGCATACGGCACTTGCAGGCTAGCGAGTAATCTCCATAGATGATTGACGTGACGACCACCCAGCGGTACCACAGCAACGAATGACCTATCGATGGGGAAGTCCATCGCTTTAGCGAGCAGGGGCAGCACCACTTCCTCTGTGGCACCTTCACCGAGTATCACGTAGCGTGCGAAGTACAGTTCAGGATAGGCCCGGACAGCTTCCCGAACGAACTTAGAAGCCTCTTCGTCTCCTATCGGCAGACTTATTTGGCGTACTTCGGTGGAGCGGAATTCCAGATTTAATCGGAAGTGCCGCACGCTAGATGGCTCTACCCGTGCAAGGATGCTGGGCGAGTGGCTGGAGACTATCGCTTGAGCGTTTGACCCTGCAGCGACCTCTTCGACCTGATTGATGATGCGAGACAGGTAGAACGGAGCCAGATTGTTTTCCGGCTCTTCAAGCGCGACGATGGTCAGCGCAGGTAAAGCGATACCAGCACCTGCGAAGCCTGCTGGAGCGTCATCACCTGAAAGTCTCGCCTCAATATCCAGCGTTGCCGAGACCATAGCCATATGGAACAAAGAGCGCTGACCGTCGCTCAGATCCTCTAGCGCACGGTCTTGTCCATCTTCGGCGGGGAGGAACACTACTTCGACGCGCCTGATGAATTCTTGCCAACGTGTGTCGACGGGGCGGAAAGATGGTGTGGTGTGAGTACCTGCTGAATGGAGCTGCCGCCACCGCCGGGTAACTGCAGAGCTGATACTATCTACAGCTGCCTCGGCAGAAAACGCTTGATTCACGGCTGTGCCAGCGTCGGTCAATGAATCCTTAACCTGCTCAGACCAATTGATTGCGCGCCAAAGCCGACCGCGTATGAAAGCGGTGACCTGGGACGCGCCGTCTCGCGTTGCCGGTATGTAGATGAGCTGGACTCGCGAGCGATCGGAGCCACGAAGCTGGTGGAGGTCACTTTCTTCGAAATCCCCGAAGGTCTGCACTGCGCAGTAGGACTCTTCGATCGCACCGTCCAAGGTGCCGTCGTCCGTCCATGTGGCGTGTAGCCTTAAACGCACCTTGAGATTGCCATTCTCCTCGGCCGCCATGTTCTTGAAAAACGCTGGTACAGCAGGATTTTCCGCGTCGGCATCTAGTTCTGGAAATGCAAGGATTGCCTCGAGCACCAAGGTACGAGCCGCAGGCCGTTCTGTCTCATTAAAGGGAATATGAAAGTCTTGCTTGCGCAACCGTCGTTGCTCAGCCGTGACACCAAACAGCCGCTGCAAGGCTTGCATCACCGCAGTCTTACCGGTGCCGTTATCGCCTACAAATGCTACAAGACTTGGTCCTAAAGCAACGGGGGTTTGCTGAGGACCGAAACAGCGAAAATTCGCCAAACCAAGACGTTCAATGTGCATGCGATCTTCCTGACAGCAGTTTCATGAGAGCCGCCTCAGTCTGCGATTAGAGAGACAGCTGTGCTTCCGCGCAGCACATAGCGTAGCACTCAACAGCGATCCCGAAGCGATCACCCGGAGTTTCGTAGACACATTTTCAATGGCTGCTTCTGGCCGATTCTGTTGAAAAAGTCGGCCATGATTTGCGCATCAGAAAAGTACGCGTCCGAGATTGAAATCTTTACTTTTGGCAGGGCTTCCCGGACTCGGATTTCACGTAGCAGCGTGCAAAAAAAGGCGTTTTCACCAGTCAATGATCAGGCAGTTTGGGCAGACCGACTTTTTCAACAGAATCGGCCGTTCTCTGCCGGTCATGTCTCTACGAATCTTGCTGGTCAATTACGGTGCACATGACTGGTCAGGTCGAACGCAAATGGGGGGCAAGTCCTTGCAGTTACCCAACTGTGATTTGAGAATGGCTGAGAGTAAAATTCTCATGCTCTGAGGAATCCATTCAAAGCATCTGGTCAAGTCCCATGCAAACAGCTGGTCAGGTCCAATGCAAATGGGTGGTCATATGCAATGCAAACGGGTGGTCAAGTAGGGTGCAATTTCCCAACTCCTTGGGCCGTCACCGTTCCAGAAAAATTGATGAGTTTAAGATGGCTGCTTGTTCCACTTCGTTTGAATCTTCACTGTTTCAAGAACATCAGTGCCCACGCTCAAACTCCGCGGGGTTGGCGAAGAGGTGCAGCGGGAGGATATAGCGCAGGAATTCAAGGCCGTATTGCAGTAGCTGATCGGCGGCAATGTGTAGTGGTCAACTAATCCCGGACACGACGTTAAGTTTTTTCTCGGCCTGAGCCGGGGCCAGCCCATTATTGAACTGATGCGGTCCGATCCAGTTGTACCGATGCATCAAGTAATGACTGATGTCACGGTGCGCCTCTTGAGCTGTCATGTAGCCCACAGCCGGCATCCATTCCGTTGTCAGGATGCGAAACACACGCTCCATCGGCGCGTTATCCCAACAGTTTCCACGACGGCTCATGCTTTGGCGCATGCGGTAACGCCAGAGCCGTTGGCGAAACTGGCGGCCGCCCAGTACAGCAGCTCCGATTGGCGCAGTTTTTTGAAGGCAAACAATTTGGTTGCCAGCATGAGCCGCCGAGGCAATTGTCATGGCAACGCCGTGGCTGGGAGCTTTTTCCAGCTTCTGAAACGGGAACGAATCAAGCGGAAAATCTACACCTCACGGCAAGATGCTCTGAGTGATGTGTTCGATTACATCGAGATGTTCTACAACCCAAAACGCCGCCATGGTTTCAACAATCAGCTGTCACCGGTAGAGTTTGAAAAACGTTACGCAATGAGCTTGCAAGGTGTCTAGAGAATCCGGGGCGATTCACTCAACGTGGCTGGCATACGCCATTTCCGGCAGCTTCTGCGGGTAGGCGCGGGTTGACGGCACGTAGCATGAAGCCGGTGTTTTCTGCCCGAGAGCTTCATGCCCTCGCTCATAATTGTAGTGCTGCATGAAGCGATCGAAATGCTTTTGCTGAGCCTCCCACGCAATTGCCGGTGGCTGGGGCAACGTGCTTTTTAATGTCCGATGCATACGTTCGTGGCGCCCATTCTGGTCAGGCCGGCCGGGTTCAATTCGTTCAGGAATGATCCCCAGCCGCAGCCACCAGATCGACAACTGCGACAACCCGGCACGACCCGTACTGGCAAACGGCACACCGTTGTCGGTGCGAATGCGCTCAGGCATCCCATATTCACGGAAAACCCGCTCAAAGGCTTGCTGGGTTTCCTTCAAATTGGTACTGGCCATGCTCTCGCAGGCCAGTAAATAGTGACTCGCGTGATCCATGATCGTCAGCGGATAGCACCACACACCCGCCCCGGTTAGAAACTGGCCCTTGTAGTCCGCGCTGAAGAGTTGATTGGGTGTTTCTGCTTTACGCAAAGGCTTGGGGTAGACCGCTACACGCTGGCGTAGTGGCCGAGATGTAATCAGGTCCGCTGCCTTGAGAATGTTGTAAATGGTCGTTTTGATGGCGGATCTTGACCTGGAAAACGCTTTATCAGGTCGTTCTGAATCTTCTTTGGGCCTGGAACCGTCTCACCAGTAGAGCGCAACTCAATAATCGTCTGCCTTATTGCCAAGGGCACCACATAAGTCTGGTGGCGCCGACGGCGGCTACGTTCATCGAGACCACTGGGGCCTTCGGCCTCGTACCGCTCAACCCACTTGTAGCCCGTCTTTCGGCTGATCTGATAGTCCGCACACAGCCGGCTAAAGCTGTGCTTTCTAGACAAATACTCAGCGATAAACATCACTTTGAGGTCCATAGGTTTCAGCTCTTTCCAGGGCATGGTCAAATCCTCGCGAAATCGACCTTGCCAGTTAAAAACTGTTACCTATGTACGTGAACTAATTTGTAACCCATGTGGGTGAGTCATACCCCTTGCGCGAGTTTTGCGCGGGTTTTGTGTCTGATTTACTCAGTAAATATGGTCGGGACGGAGTGATTCGAACACTCGCCACCTAGCACCCCATGTAAGCGGAAACGTCTACAGCCCGCTAAACACAAGGCTTCGCGCTTGGCGCTCGCTGCAACGATGCCCAACAGTTCGCAACCATATTTTACAAAGTCACTTGGAAAGTCACTGAGCCTTTTTGGCCCCATCTCCGGCGTCCTGCCGGCCAAACACAATCCCTCAGCGCCACATCCAGAAACCAATGAAAATGGAAGGTCAAAATCAGAAAAGATATGGTCACCCCATCATTCTTTGTTCAGGGGCGAACCATGAAACACTTCATCATTACGTACAGAATCAAGCACGACGACAGCTACCAAGGCCGCTATGATGCATTCATCAAGAGGATCAAAGCCTTGTCCCCTGATGCTTTTTGGAATGAGACATCATCCTTCTACGCCCTGCGAACGGAACAGAGTGCCCAGGAGATTTGCCGGAGTCTGTGCCATGACACTGGCTTCGACTGCACGAAGGATTCCGTCGTAGTCCTCGACACTAGCAACCATGAAATGGCAACCAGTGGGGCAATACAGGATCTGGCACGGCTTAAGGCCTGCGTTGGATTTAGATAACCAGCGTCTATCGAACTGCACTTACTTCACTCACATACGCCTGCAGCGCGATCAATCCACGGTCACCGGTGTCGGTGATGGCGATAATTCTTTGAGCATGCGCTGGGACAAGTCGGGCGCGCGCGGCTCCATGAACCACACCGCCGGCACCGGCTGACACTGAGCAACCACCGGCTGAATCCTCTGCAAGGAGGACTGACAGCCGGAGATCAGCAGTGGCAAGACGATCACGCAGGCGAGCCTGTTTGGTCTGAGTATCACTCATTTCCTTATAGTGGGTTTGATCGAGAACTAACAACCGCTGCTTGAGCGCAAGGCGGCTTTCCTGATTCGTGAGTCCGTGGGCTGAGTCCACCTCGCTGATGGCGGTCAAATCGTTCTGGTGCAGGCCCGCCTGCACGGCCAGTTCCTCACCATAGCGCCAGTCCTGAACCGTCCAGGTGGCACCGCTTACCAGCAGTACCAGCACAAATGTACCGACCACCACTACCTTCGGCCACGCCGAGCGCATGACAGCACCCCGCCTGCCATGCGGAACTGCTTGATCAAGTCCTCGAGCCGGTGCTCGCGCTGGCCATAGTCGGCCCCGGGAAGGCTGGCCCAGATGTTTCGGCATTTCTCGGTAGCGGTTTCGATCCGACCAGCATGCACGTCCGGCAGTGCCCGGCATTCACGAATGTGCTGTAGGGCCAGCAGATCCTGGCTGATCGGGCTGAAGTCTGGAAGCTTGAGCAGCAACCGGTAATGCGACCAGTCCTTGAGCATCTGCTGGTAACGGCCGGAGGCGTTCGAGGTCAGGCCCTTGCGGTTGATGACCTTGGACTTGCGGCCCCGTGCAAAGGGGTGATCGCTGAAGTCCTTGAACACCTCCGGCTGGGCGTCCTCCTACGTTTCGGCCAAAGCAATTGATAAAAAACGCGCCCCGGAGCAACAATTGCCCCGCAGCGAGCGCCAGAAAGGAGAGACACAATGGCGCGAAAAACGATCACAGAGCCTCTCCGAGAGGAAAGGTATCTGGCATATCGACAAGAAAATCAACGGAGAACGACTTTACGAAAGCACTGGAACTGGTGACCGGGAAGAAGCGGAACGCTACCTGATCTTCAGGCTGGAGCAGATCCGCCAGCAGAAGGTGTATGGCGTAAAGAAGGTCAGGATCTGGCGGGACGCGGCGACTCGCTTCCTGCTGGAGTTCAAGGACCAGCCTTCAATCAAGCTGTCGGCACACCACCTTTCTCAGCTGGACCCGTTCATAGGCGACATGCAGTTGACCCATATTGATGACCTGGCCCTGGAGCCATTCATCAAGGACAGGTTGGCAACCAAGAAGCTCGAGGACGGCAAGGTAAAGAAAGGTGTGAGCAACAGAACGGTGAACATCTCGATCGAGCGTGTGGTTCGGGTTTTGTCGTTTTGTGCCAGGAAGTGGCGAGATGATGAGCGGAGGCCGTGGCTGGATAGCGTGCCAATGCTCACGAAGCTGGAAGAGAAGAAATCGAGTCGCAAGCCCTATCCGATGTCGTGGGAGGAGCAGTCGATTCTTTTCGGGGAGTTGCCGGCCCACCTGCAGACGATGGCGCTGTTCAAAGTGAACACCGGTTGTCGCGAGCAGGAAGTTCGCAAGCTGAGGTGGGACTGGGAGATTTCGGTGCCGGAGTTCGGTACCAGTGTGTTCCTAATCCCGGCTGACTTTGGCGGCAGACACGAACGTTCTGGCGTGAAGAATGGCGACGAGCGCCTGGTAGTGCTGAACAGCGTTGCCGAGTCGATCATTGATAAGCAGCGCGGCCTGAGCAAGGAATGGGGTTTCCCTTACAACGGCAACGCAATGCACCGGATGAACGACTCGGCTTGGAAGAAGGCGCGAGTGAGAGCGGCGAAACTCTGGCAGGAGGAAAACCTTCGCCCCGCTCACCCTGGCTATCTGTCGATCAGGATTCACGATTTGAAACACACGTTTGGCCGTCGCCTTCGAGCGGCGGGCGTAACCGAAGAAGACCGAAAGGCACTTCTGGGCCACAAGAACGGCAGCATCACCAGTCACTACTCGGGCGCGGAACTCGGACATCTGATTGAAGCTGCAAACATGGTATCAGCAACCGATTCGCGTGGACCGGTCCTGACATTCTTGAAGAGGAAGCAGGCGTGAAAAGTAGAGAAGTCACGCAAAAGTCACGCACATGAAAAAGGCCAATGCTGTGAACATTGGCCTAAGTCATTGAATTATATGGTCGGGACGGAGTGATTCGAACACTCGACCCCTAGCACCCCATACAAGCAAAGACCGCTGGAACCCGCCTAACTCAAGGCTTCGCGCTTGGCGCTCGCTGCAACGATGCCCAACAGTGCGCTACCACGCTTCACAATGTCACTCGGAAAGTCACTGACCCGTTTTGGCCCCCTCCCCGGCGTCCCTGCCGAACGTACACCCCTCTCATGTATCTCAGTTTTTGCTACCACTCTCCAAAGCATCAAGCCGCTGCATAATCTGATCCTGATCATGCGCCAATGCCAGGATCATTAAGTTGTGCAATTGCCCCTCGCGAAAGCCCAGGGTGCTGCCAGCCTCTCGAACCAGCACAGTTTTCCCCGGCTCAACCATGGTTATGATCAGACGGTCTGGATCTTCTGGGTCTGTGGTTGTTTCGTAAACAGCAGGGACTGCCTCGTACTGATTGTCCCACTCGTCATAGCAAATCATCCCATAACGAAATGGGTCGAGCCCCTCATCCTCGAGTATCGACATTGCCTTCTGCACGGTCATGCCGACGTGCAACCGTGCGGCTTCAGGCCCCTTCTCTTCAACCGAGGCCAGCCATTGGTAGACCCCGATTTCACGGATCATCCGTCTGCCCGCCGAGATTTCGGATGGGGACAGATTGCTCAGTGTGGTTTTTTCCAGCTGTGCGTCGGAACGATCTTGAGGTCCAGCACCGCAAGGATCTGTGCGAACTGCTCAAACTTCTCCGGCTTCATGCGGCTGATCGTCGCTTCATCGCAACCCACTGCAAACGCAACGGGCGCATTGCCGACTGACGCAAGGCGCTGCATGAGAACCGCGTTGTTCTTGCGGGCCCTTACGGTCTGCTCTTGGCTTAATGGGCTCGTCGACATGATTAAGCCGCCTCTTCCCCGGTGCAGGGGAAGCGCTCCGGATACAGGATGTGGATCTCGGTGATCTGGTTATCGAACACGCGGCACAGGTTTTCGGCCAGCGATGTGGAGGCGCGTTGCGCCCCCCGTTCGATACGGGAAAGGTTGCCGGTGTCGATCTGATCGACGCCTAGGGTGGCCAGTCGCGCCGATACATCGGCGAGGGTCCACCCGCGTTCGGTGCGAGCTTTTTTAAGGGGAGTCATGGCGGTGCCCTGAATTGAGTTCAGGGTGATTCTGCGCATTGCGCAGATTTAACGCAATCAAAATCTGCGTGTAGCGCTTTGCGTGCAACGCAGCAGGGAAAGAGAATCGTCGGATGGATATAGGTCAAAGCATCAGAAAAGCGCGGAAGGCTAAAGGCTGGACGCTCGAAGAACTTTCACACCGGGTCGAAACCGACACCGGCAACCTTTCACGACTAGAGCGTGGCAAACAGTTCGCCAGCAAAGAGTTGCTGAGTAGGATTATGGTGGTATTGGGGATCGAACTATCCCAGATCCAAGACGCTGGAATGTCTAATGTGCAGATGGCCCTGCAGCCAAGCCGGGCCCCTAAGGAATATCCATTGATCAGTTGGGTCATTGCTGGTGGCTGGGCTGAATCGTCAGATAACTTTCACCCTGGCGATGCGGAAGAATGGCTGCCTTCAACCGAGAACGCCGGCGACCATGGCTTCTGGCTTGATGTACGCGGCGACTCCATGACTTGCAATGGAAACCCGAGTTTCCCAGAGGGCTCGCGCATCCTAGTGCAGCCTGAAGCTGATGTGATCAGCGGCAAGTACTATGTGGTGAAACTGCTCGATAGCGGGGAGAGCACCTTCAAGCAGTACATTGAAGACGCTGGGCTCAAGTACCTGCGCCCTCTCAATCCCAACTACCGAACGATCCAGATCAATGGAAACTGCCAGTTCATTGGGCGCGTGATTGACACCAAGATGACTGGGCTTTGACCTGTAAAAAGGAATTAACATGAAAAGATCAGCCACTTGGCTTGTCGCCGCTACCTGTTTGTTACCTTGCGCCTCTTACGCTCTGACGGGTAACGACATCTATGACTGGGGCGTTCAATTTGAGAGAGAAGGTAGCCCCACAACAACCTCCAGTTTCGGGTACATCGGGTACATTTCTGGCGCTTCCGACGCTATGAATAACATCCTTTTTTGCACCCCAAAAAACGTCACATATCTGCAAGCCGGCTCAATAGTTATGAAATATCTGCGCAATAATCCTGAAAGTAGAAACGAGTTGGCTTCCGCTTTGGTAGTGAAGGCCATGTCAAAAGCTTACCCTTGTAAGACTTAACCGCTTCCCCCCCTTCTTTCAAATAAAGCCCGCCTTGAGCGGGATTTTTTTTGCCTGCGAGAAATTTTCTGCGCTTGACGCAGATTCAATTCTGCGCATAATGCAATCCATGTTCTGCGCAATGCGCAGATTTGTAACTCGGCGCAAGCCACGCTCTTTAACAACCAGCAGCAAAACCGCGAAGGCTTGGAAAGGCTTTGACGCATCGAGGGTGGGCGACTCCCACGTTGATGCGCCGTATAGACCTCGGGGTCTTCGCACAGGATTTCACTGGCTGGCCTTCGATGCTGAGGGCCAGACGGGAAATCAATCCGCCACCTCGGAGGCGACCATGTACCAAGAAGTGATTGTTGAAGGGTTCGTCCTCCAGGTGGAGGTGACCCACTGCGTAAATGAACCGCCCGGCCCGGGCACTTGGTCAAGCGACTGGGATGCCCAGGGCTGCCGTGAACTGGAGTTCACGGTGCTGTCCGGCATCTGCTACGACGAAGACGGCATCCGGATGGATGCTGATCCGTTGGGCCTGCAACTGGTGGCACTGCAGTACGGCCGCCAGATCGAGGCGGCACTGTGGTTTGAGATTGACGCCCGGCAGCGCCGGCAACGGTGGGCAGCATGAGCCGCCAGCATGACGTTGCCCTGGGCATGATCGATTCCCGATTCGCCCTGCTGCTGGACGGCAACACGTCGGCGCAGTTGCACGCTGAAACCAGCATGGCCATCGAAATGGCCCACGCACTGGGAGCGATCGACATCAGCGAACACCAGCACTACGTGGCCCGCCAAGATCGAATCCTCGACCGCCAGCACCAGGATCTGATGCAGAAACTGGAGGCTTCGCGCCCATGACGATCATCTGCCGAACAGCCAAACAACTAACCCAGGCCCTGCACAAGCAGGGCTTTTTTCTGGTCACCGATCTACCCCGCCCGCTGCGCATCGAAGTACGGCGCGGCATGTTGATTGCGAGGATGAAGCCTTGAGCGCCCGCCAACGAGCGCGCCGCCTGCTGATCTGGCGCGGCTCATTCCCCGTCCTCGTCTTCTTCGCTTTCATGATGCTTCTCAGCGCCCTCGCTGATCGCATCGCTCAATAACTCCAACCACTTCAATGCCGCGCACGCCGCGGCAAGGAATCTCTCATGTCCGATTTGGTAATAAAGCCCACCTTCAGCCTGGCGCCGCAGAACATTGAGGAGGCGTTGAAGTTCGCTGACTTCCTATCTGCCTCCGACATCGTCCCGAAGGACTTCCAGCGCAAGCCCGCGAATATCCTGGTGGCCGTGCAGTGGGGCATGGAGCTGGGTTTGCAGCCCATGCAGGCTATGCAAAGCATCGCGGTCATCAACGGTCGCCCGTCGCTCTGGGGTGACGCGGTAATCGCCCTGGTCCGCAGCTCGCCGCTGTGTGAGTACGTTTACGAAACCGACGACGGTGAGACGGCGACCTGCCGTGTGAAGCGCGCCGGCGAAGAAGAACAGGCCCGCACGTTCAGCATGACCGATGCCGCACAAGCCGGACTCAAGGGCAAGCAAGGCCCCTGGGCTCAGTACCCGAAACGGATGCGCCAGATGCGAGCCCGCTCCTTCGCTCTGCGCGACGTGTTCCCGGACGTGCTGCGCGGCATGCCGATGGCCGAGGAAGTCCAGGACATTCCCACCGAGCGCGAGCTCAACCAGGCCCAAGCCCGCAAGACCGAAGAGCCGAAAGTGCTGCCGGCGTACCCGGACAGCAAGCTCGATGAGAACGCGGAAAAGTGGCGCGGAATGATCGGGCAATGCCGCACCAGCCCCGAGCACCTGCTGGCCAACCTCACCAGCAAATACGCCGTTACCCCTGAGCAGGAAGAGCGCATTCGCGCCCTGGCCCCAATCGAAGGAGAAGCCACCAATGAAAGTGCATAACGTCCAGCAAGGCACGCCCGAGTGGCACGCCCTTCGTTCCAGCTACTTCACCGCTTCGGAGGCGCCCGCGATGATGGGCGCTTCGAAGTTCCAGACCCGCACCGATCTGCTGGCCATGAAGAAGACCGGCATTGTTCCGGACGTCACCCCGCAGCAGCAGGCCGCGTTCGATCGCGGCCACGCCACTGAGGAAATGGCGCGCCCTCTGGTCGAGGAAATGCTGGGGGAAGAGCTCTACCCCATCGTCGGCACCAGCGGCAACCTGCTGGCCTCCATGGATGGCGCCACGATGCTGGGCGACGTCCTCTTCGAGCACAAGCTTTGGAACGAGAAGGTGGTCGCACAGATCCGCGCCGGCCAGCTGGAGCCCCACTACTACTGGCAGCTTGAGCAGCAGCTGTTGGTGAGCGAGCGCCGAGCGCGTCATTTTCGTTTGCTCGGACGGCACCAATAACAAGTTCGCCCACCTGGAATACAGCCCGGTGCCCGGGCGCCGTGAACAATTGGTCGCTGGCTGGGCCCAGTTCGAGGAAGACCTGGGTAACTTCGAAGTGAAGGAAGTCAAAGCCGAGGTCATCGGCGCTGCACCAGATCAGCTGCCTGCTCTGCGCATTGAGGTCACCGGCATGGTGACGGCCAGCAACCTGGACGCCTTCAAGTCTCATGCAATGACGGTGTTCGGCAACATCAACACCGAGCTGGCCACCGACCAGGACTTCGCCGACGCCGAAACTACCGTCAAGTGGTGTGGTGACGTAGAGGACCGGCTCAAGGCAGCCAAAGAGCACGCGCTGAGCCAGACCGAAAGCATCGACGCTCTGTTCAAGGCCATCGACGACATTGCCGCCGAGGCTCGCCGCAAGCGCCTGGAACTGGAAAAGCTGGTCAAGGCGCGCAAGGACACCATCCGCAATGACATCGTGATCGATGCGGCAAAGGCCTTGCAGGATCACGTCGACCAGATCAATGACACGCTGGGTGGCCGCATCCGCATGCCGAAGGTGATGGCGGACTTTGCCGGTGTCATCAAGGGCAAACGCACCATCGCAAGCCTGAAAGAAGCTGCCGACAGCGAACTGGCTCGCGCCAAGATTGAGGCCAGTCGCATTGCTGACCTGATCCGACTGAACCTGAACAGCCTGAACGAACTGGCGGCGGACCATAAATTCCTGTTCCACGATGCGCAGGACCTGGTGCTCAAGGCCAACGATGACCTGGTTGCTCTGGTCAAGGTGCGTATCAACGAGCATGAGCAGGCAGAGCAGAAGAAGCGCGAACTGGAGAAGTCGCGCCAGGAAGCAGCGCAACAGTCGGTGGTTCAGCGGCCCGCAGAGCCAGCGCAGGTCGCTGAGCCTCAGCCAAAAGCGGTCGAGCCTGCGCCTGTCACCACGACTGCAGCTGTCGCGCCGATCACCCAAACCCAGGCAGACGATGGCCGACGCTTCAAGCTGGGCGACCTGAGCGACCGCCTGGGCTTCACCGTGACGGCCGACTTCCTTCGCTCCTTGGGCTTTGAAGTCGTGGCGCGCGAGCGCGGCGCATCGCTGTACCGCGAAAGCGACTTCCAGCGCATCTGCTCCGCCCTGGTCCAGCACATCCAATCCGTGCAGCACAACCTGGCTGCGGCCTGATATGGCCGCACAGTCCATCCTCGACATCTACGACAGTGTCGAGGAATTCGCCGGAATCCTCGCCTCCGCTGAGCTTCATGCCAGCGGAGCCTGGGAACTGGAATTCGTCGACAACATCCGCGCCAGCTTCAAGCGCTACGGCGCCCACACCAACCTGAGCCCGGCTCAACAATCAAAGCTTGAGCGGATCGCCAAGCACTGAGGACACTCTATGAAAACTGAACACTTTGAAGCCATCGAGCGCGCCAAGATGCACGGCGTCATGCCTTCGGTGCTGGCGCATGAGCTGCTGGTGCGCGACCTGGTCGAAGCCGCAATGTTCGAATGGCAAAACATCGCTGCCCCGTTCAGCAAGTTGAACGAGGGCCAGCGCCAGGAGGTGACCGACCGCGTTACCGAAAAAGTCACCACGGCGGTTTACACGGCGGTGGGCATCATTTCCTCACGGAGCGTCGACACCATCCCGTTGACGGTTGCCGATGCCAAGTTCAAGGCCAAGAGCATCACTGTCACCGCGACCATTGATGCTCAGGACCCAAATCGGCACGGCCTGATCGATGTAGCCGGCAAGCTGTGTTTGCTGGTGCTGGCACCGAATGACTATGCCGAAGGCCTGGACAGTCTGCAGGTTGAGCGTGATCAGCGAGAAATGCCGCTGCATGTCAGCGACCTGACCGGCAGCCTATTCGACGGCAAGCCCGCCGGGCCAGATGAACCGGACGGTGAGCCTCACCCGCTCGGTACCGCCGAAGAACTGGCCGAACGCATCGCCACCGGCACTCAACACCAGGCGCCAGAAATGACCGAAGGCAAAGAGTTCGGCGATTACACCTACGACGACGCAGCGCAATTGATCGTCCTCAAGGCTCAGAAAAAGCCGTTCAAGGCCCACTGGATCCAGAGCCGACTGGCGATCGACAGCGACAAGGCGGCATCCCTGCTGATCCGCCTGCTCGACAACGGCGTAATCCAGCTCGACACCGAAGGCGAGACCGCCATGGATCACAGCTACAAGGTCGTGGCCACCCTGGCCGACGTTACCTAATCCCACTTTCGAAACACTGCACGGCGCCTACGGGCGCCTTCTTTTCGCCTGGAGAAAACCAATGTCCGATTTGATCTGCTTTTTTGACACCGAAACCACCGGCCTGCCGCTGTTCAAGTCACCCAGCGAACACCCGGACCAGCCGCATATCGTTGACATCTGCGCCCTGCTCTACACGCCACAGGGTGAACTGGTCGATTCGTTTGAAGCGATGGTACGCCCTGATGGCTGGGTGATCCCCAACGAAGTCGCGGTGATCCACGGCATCACCACCGAGATGGCGCTGGAACACGGCATCCCCGAGGCCGAAGCCGTCGCCGGGTTCATGAGCATCATGGCTCAAGCAGGCCTGCGGGTAGCGCACAACGTGTCGTTTGACGACCGAATTCTGCGCATCGGCTTGAAGCGCTTCATGGACGAGGCCACCGCCGACGAATTCAAGGCTGGGCCGAAGTACTGCACCTGCCAGAACAGCACCAACCTGGTGAAGTGCCCGCCCACCGAGAAGATGATCGCCGCCGGCCGTGGCCGCCAGTTCAAACAGCCATCGGTTGCCGAGGCCCTTCTGCACTTCACCGGCGAAGAGCTGGTCGGCGGCCACCGCGCCCGGCCCGACACCGAGGCATGCGCCCGCATCTACTTCGCCATGAACCCGCCTGCTCAGGTGGCGTGACCCCTTCCCCGCTTCGCGCCGGCCCTCGCCGGCGTTACCCCTCTTTCAAGGACACCGCCGCATGATGCTCAAGCGAACGCTCAAACACTTCCATTTCTGCTGCGGCCTCGGCGGCGGCGCCAAAGGCTTCAACCGGGCCAAGCCCATCGTGGGCAATGTCCAGGGTGAGTGGCAGTGCATCGGCGGTGTCGATATCGACCCGGCCGGGCTGGCCGACTTCGAACGACTGAGCGGCGTGAAAGGGACGCTGCTGGACCTGTTCACCCGCGATCAGTACATCCGCTTCCACGGCAAAGAGCCGCCACCAGGATGGACCGAAGCAACGGTGGACGACATTCGCCGGGCCGCCAACTACCAGCGTCCGGACGCGGTGTTTATCTCCAGCCCATGCAAAGGCGCATCGGGTCTGCTGTCCGAGACAATGAGCCAGACGCCGAAGTATCAGGCCCTGAACGAGCTGACGCTGCGTTGCATCTGGCTGTTCGGCGAAGCCTGGAAGGACGATCCGGTACCGCTGCTGGTTTTCGAGAACGTACCGCGCCTGGCCACTCGCGGGCGCCACCTGCTGGACCAGATCAACAAGCTGCTGAGCCACTTCGGTTATGCCGTGGCCGAAACCACCCACGACTGCGGCGTCATCGGCGGTCTGGCCCAGAGCCGCAAGCGCTTCTTGCTGGTGGCCCGCCACATCGAGAAGGTGCCGCCGTTCCTGTACGAGCCGGAAAAGAAGACGCTCAAATCTGTCGGCTCAATCCTCGGCCGCATGCCGCTGGCGGGTGACGTCGAATCCGCGGGGCCGATGCACCGGGTACCGGCGCTGCAATGGAAAACGTGGGTTCGCCTCGCCCTGGTCACCGCCGGCAAAGACTGGCGCAGCCTGAATGACTTGGCGATCGAGGACGGCCACCTGCGAGACCTAGTGATCGTTCCGGAATACCGCTCCGGATACCTGGGCGTGCACGACTGGCAGGACACCGCCGGCACCGTGGCTGGGCGCAGCAGCCCAACCAATGGAGCGTTTTCGGTGGCGGATCCGCGTGCCAAGGCCGGCGCTCTTCAATACCAGCAGTACGGCGTGCGGCGCTGGGATGAAACCAGCGGCGCAGTGATCGGCGTGAAGTCGCCCGGGCAAGGGACCTTCAGTGTTGCTGATCCACGCCGGCCGGGTGAAGGCTTCGGCAAGTACCTGGTCACGCCGTACCAAAGTGCAGCGGGCACCGTGATTTCTGGCAGCACCACCGGCCAGGGCGCTTTCGCTGTTCAGGATCCCCGCCCTGGCATGAAGCGCATAAAGGGCGATGCCTACCTGACTGGCGGACATTACGGCGTAGTCGACTGGAACAGCCAATGCGGCGCTGTTTCGGCCAGCGCCAAGCAGGACAACGGTCGGTGGTCGGTCGCTGATCCCCGCATGCCCGAAGCCAACGAGCGGTTGACCTGCGTTATCGAAAGCCTCGACGGCACCTGGCACAGGCCATTCACCACGCTGGAGCTGGCCGCGCTGCAAAGTCTGGTCGAGCCAGAAGAACAGTTCGAGCTGGACGGCCTGAGCGATCAGGCCTGGCGCGAGCGGATCGGCAACGCGGTACCACCGGCGGCCGCCGAAGCAATCGCCCATGTGATGGGCACCACCCTACTGCTGGCTGCCGCCGGCGAAACCTTCATGCTCAACAGCATGCCGATCTGGGTCCGCCCAGTGGCTGTCGGTCTGAGCGTTCCTCAGCAGGTAACCCCATGAACAGCATCGCCTTGAAAGCGCTGGAGCGCGCCCAGTTCCAGCAGATGACCCGCGACATGGCCATGAAGGCCAATCGGCCCAAGCCGGCCGAGGCCCAGCCAATCAAACCCAACGAGCCGTTGCCCGACCTGGTGATCACCGGCCCCATCAACCGTGTGATGGAGATCAGCGGCAAGAAATACGCGCTCGAGCACGTTCGCGGGCTAGGCGCTTCAATCCGCCGGCAGCCGGTGCGAGAGAAAGCCATTGCCGACCTGACCCGCTACGCCTTGCAGCAGCCGGCGAGCGTGGCCAGCGGCGTGAAGATCGTCATTGAGCTGTTGAAGGGGGCGCCATGAAGGTCCTGCTCATGATGTACCTGTGCCTCGACGCCTCCCAAACGGGCTGTCAGCCGATCCCGGTTCAAGCCTGGGCCAGGCCAGATGCCTACCAGCAGTGCACAGCACTGGTGCCCGAGCTCACGGACGCACTCACCGTGCAGAACCGGCAGCGCATCTATTTCCGTTGCGAGCCGCAAGGCGGTGATGCCGCCCCGGTACAGCAGGCCACCCCCCAGTTCATTCACCATTCATTTCGGTTTTGAGCAGGAGAATCAACGATGGACGGAATTATTCGCTACACCGCTGAAGACGCGCTGACCCAGCAGGGATTGCAGACACTGGAAGGCCCTGGGCTCTGGATCCGCGCCGCTGACTTTGATGAACACCAGGTGCAGGTCAAGCAGCGAGAGGTGGCGCTGCAACAGCGCCTGACCGCAGTGGATCAGATTGCAGACGAAATGATCGCTTTGCTGCGGCGTATTGGTGGCAGCGATTACCAGGACCAGCAAAAGGCCATTGGCGAGGCACATGCCTTGTTCCACGGTGCCAACCGGAACGCACCGACGGCTCAGCACGAGGCCGAGACGGAAGCGATACCAGACTTCAGCCCCGGCAATGGCAACAAGGCACGGCGCCGAACGGAAGCACTTAAACAAAACGAGCCGCCGTGCTCTTTCTGTTTTGCCCTGGGCTGCAACGGTGAATGTTCCGGCGACGGCGCGATGGGCGATTGATCATGGCCAAGTTGATACGCCGCAAGCTTGAAGCCTGGCTGATCCTGCTGGCAGCCAAGATCTTGATCGACCGCAACGTCCAGCGCGCCGCAGTCGTATCGCGTCGAGACAATAACGACATGTGGCACATGGCTGAGCGGCTCGAAGCCATCGCCCAGCGCATCAGCAACAACTACCAGTAAATCCCACCTAATCCAAACACACCGGCCGGCAACGGCATGGCGAGGCATCCCTATGGCCAACACAAAATCGGCGGTGGTCGTAGAGACCCCGCCACGCTTCATTCGAGCAATGGACGCCCCCGCGTACCTGGGCATGTGCCGCACTGAATTCAAGAACACCGTCCGCCCTCATGTCCGGGAATTCCCCATCGGAAAGCAGGGTGTTGCGTTCGACCGGCATGAGCTGGATGCATGGGCTGATGCCTACATCGAGACCATGGCAATTGAAAAGACGGCAAATCAAGACAACAATCGCCCTCGCAGCGAGCGCCAGGGCGACAAGAAAGGAGAATCACCTTGGCCCAAAAAGCAATCACCGGCCTCCAGCAAATGCCGAGCGGCATCTGGAAGATCGACAAAAAGTACAGAGGAGAACGAATTCAAGAGAGTACTGGCACTTGTAACCGCGCCGAAGCCGAGCAGTACTTGATTCATCGGCTGGAACAGCTCCGGCAGCAGAAAGTTTACGGAGTGCGTCGGGTAAGGACATGGCGGGAAGCGGCGACTCGCTTCCTGCTGGAAGTGAAGGACCAGGCCTCGATCCACATTTCTGCCACCTATATGGCTCAGCTCGACCCGTTCATTGGGGATATGCCGCTGACGCACATCGATGATGATGCGCTCGCCCCCTATGTCCATTCGAAGCTGAACCCGGTATCAGGAAAGCCAGTCACCAACAGGACGGTCAACATCGCGCTTCAAAGGGTTATCCGGGTTTTGAACCTTTGCGCGCGCAAGTGGCGGGATGAGGAACGGCGACCACTGCTGGACGTGGTACCGATGATTTCCTTGCTGGATGAGAAAACGACCAGCCGAAAGCCATATCCCCTGTCATGGGAAGAGCAGTCGATCCTGTTCGCGGAATTGCCGGCCCACCTGCAGACCATGGCCATGTTCAAAGTGAACACCGGCTGCCGGGAGCAGGAAGTCTGCAAGCTGCAATGGAATTGGGAGATTGCGGTACCGGAGCTGGACACGAGCGTCTTTTTGATCCCGGCGAGTTTCGGGGGAGAAGCGAGCGTGCTGGTGTAAAGAACCGGGACGAGCGCCTGGTCGTGCTGAACGACGTGGCCAAGTCGGTTATCGAAAAGCAGCGCGGTAAGCATCCGCTTTACGTGTTCCCGTTTGGCAAGCCTGATGGCGAGGGGAATGAAACGACGGTTCACCGCATGAATGACTCAGCCTGGAAGAAGGCCAGGGTCAGGGCAGCGAAGAAGTGGCAGGAAAAGTTCTTGCGGCCGGCACACGACGGCTTTGTGAGGATCCGCATTCACGACCTGAAACACACCTTTGGCAGAAGGCTGCGTGCTGCAGGCGTGACGGAAGAGGATCGCAAAGCGCTGCTCGGACACAAGAACGGAAGTATCACCAGTCACTACTCGGCGGCAGAGCTGGATCAACTGATTGAAGCGGCAAACAAGGTATCAGCAACCGACTCACGCGCACCAGCGCTGACGATTCTAAAAAGGAGGCAGGCATGA